GAGTTCATCATGATCGACAGCATCTAACTTCTTCTTTTCGTCGATCGCCTGTGCCAACTCGAACTTCTTTGCTTCGATAGCATCAGTAATCTTTTCCTGCATGATCCCCTCAAAGACTTCTGAGGCCGTTGTAAGGTTATCGATCATGATTGCTGGTACTAGTTTCTTCATTGGGTGGTCCTTTTCGTGTATCTAATCTACCTAGTATATAGTTATTCTGATGCCTCAACCTCGGGTTGTGCTTCAACTTCGGGTTGAACTTGCACAGAATCTACCGAGATTTCTAGTCGTTTTTGATGTAGTGCATTTGATGCCCTGTCATTTAGTCCATTTTCTATATGCTGCTTGAATGCATTTGCATTGTTTATTAGTGCAGCATCGATTGCTTTTCTAGAATCCATCATCATCTCCTTCATCCGAATCAGAATCAATAGCACCAGATGCTGTTTCTGATTTGATTTGTGTATCAATAAGTTTAATATCTTCTTCGCTTTGTTTGAGGATGTTCTTGCGGACGTATTCGATTGAGTAATATTTACCGATGTAATCGTCTACTGTCTGCAAAAGATCAATGCGTTCTTTGAGGAGTTCATTTTCCTTGAGTTCAGTGAAGTATGAGTCTTTAGTGAAGTCGAAGAAAATTAGATCTTCATACTTTACCCAATCATCTTCGGTGATGATACCTTTACTCATCAACTGAACCTTGAGAAGTGCAGAAAATAATTCACCAAACTTCTTACGGAGTCGCTCGATGAACTTGAAGAACTTAACTTCGTCTCTTGTAATTTCAGAAGAACGACCCATGTTAAATCCGTTCTCTGCTTCTAGTCTAGAAAGAGGAACATTAAGTGACTTGTATAGTTTCTTCTGGAAGTACATTACGTCTTCCATCTCACCTAGATTCTGTCCACCATCCAGAGTTGTGATTTCAGTTCCCCGACCACCTTCTCTTCGTGGCATCCAATAGTCTTCAAGCATAGATTGATGCCGGTGTTCATCCCGCATCGAACCAGTTGATGCATCATAAACCATCTTATTCTTATATCGGTTCATGACATCACGCAGATACTGTTCTGCTTTGTTCTTTGGTAAGTTACCCACATCAACATAAAAGATTCTGCGTTCAGGGGCCCTAGAGATCCTGTAGATAACAACTGAATCTTCGATCATGCGAAGTTGGTTTAGTGGTTTGATTGCTTTTTGAAGATACCCAAGAACACGTTTCTTAGATGAATCGAACAATCCAGAATGACAGTATGCAATAGAATCTGGTGATACCTTGATTCCTTGCTCAGATAAAAGTTTATCTGATGTAGTCGCCGTGTTGGATGTGATGTCATCGTTATCAAGGTAAACATAAAATTCTTCTATAGAATCAATTAGGGAGATACCAGTTTTACCATCAACCGTTTTGTTCACCTTACGAATCTTCTTGATCTTGATTGGATCAATGGGACGCACTTCATGAATGCCCTTTTTAGGATTAGAAGGATCAAGAATAATATGGAAGTATAATTTACCATCCACATACCATCTACGGAATATCTCATATCCCTTATTGTAGAAATCAGTTGTCTTGAGAATAAACTCAAACTCTTCTCTGATCTTATTCTTAATAGTCTCTGGTGCATCTAGATCATCAAGAAAAATCTCAACTGGTTTCTTAAATCCATCAAACACAATAGACTCGTTCACGATATCGTCAACGGCCATTTCGACTTCAGCATGTAATGCCATGTCTCTATATTTTTTGATGAGATCTACATCATTTCTAGATGCACCCTCAAAGTCAACATAGTGGTTTCCGAAAAAACCACCTGCAACGGAAATAGCACCATCATCCGAATCGGGAGTAATGAAGGACTTTACTGGTTCCTTCTCTACTAAATCCGACTCCGATGAGTTGGTGTCTATTTTTCCACTTCGGGATATGTTAAACCCAAATACTTCCATTATATAATATCCTTACTAAAATTATCAGGCAGTGAGTTCGCCAGCGTTACCATCGGTTGTTTCCCTTGTTGTCCAATACTGATAAGTAAGTGTGACTGGGAATTCGCCGATACCTGTCGTTGGATCGTTGTTTAGATCAACCGTTCCAATTTCAGATGGCCAGCAACCAACAAAGTTATAACCCTTGCGTCGAATACCCTGTCTGTCTAACGAATAGACTTGCCAGTTCTGGTAGATTCCTGCACCACCGATTGGTTGTACAGTGAATGCACTAGAGTTATCAACATGCTGATTGATGAGACTAGACCATCTCTCGAAAGAGTCACGAAGAACGAAGTCTTGATCTAAAAGAACACTGATTGACCAATCAGCAAACGATCTATCGCCTGGAATCTTTACGTTTCTACCACGGAATGGTACTTCCACAACACCCACTGAGGATGCTGGGAGTTGTGCTGTTCTGACTAAGAAGTTGAGTTGCTCTAATTCACCGTCCACTGGACCTACATTACCAACAACTTCAAAGAGGTTTGTACGAACACCACCACCCGCAAATTTTTGGATGAAGTTTTCGATGTTCTGAAATGCCATTTATTGTTTCTCCTGAAAGTGTTTTTATTACTTTATATGTAGTAGGGCCCCCGAAGGGGCCCATTCTACTATTGATTACCCTAGACCAACTTCGTCGAAATCGATGCCAGATCTCGTTGCAATAAAGTTCAACTGGATGTAGTTGATCGATCTTGCTGGTTTAACGAAGATGTCTGCAACAAATTCATTTCTATCAATCACTTCGCCAGTGTTGTTTGTTTCGTCACATACAACTCTGAAGTCAGTGATACCTCTTCTACCTTGAACTGTTCTGAGGAACGGAACAACTAAGTTTCTAAACTGTGATCTTGTAAACTCATCATTGAGTTCGAAGAGTTGGAACTTAGATGCAGAAGCAATTGCTTTCTCAAGAACAATGAACAATCTACGAACATTGATTCTATCGAATGCACTTGGTTTACTTTGCATTGTCTTATCACCAAACAAGACTGTTCCCTGTCCGGGGAAGGACACAACTGGGTTGATGTTGTTCTTGTACAGTTCATCTCTGTGTGTCTTCGATGGGTTGAATGCAAGTCGAACGACACCACGAAGTTGTCCACGGTTAAATCCTGCTGGAGAGAACCATGCATCAGCAATCTCTTCTGTTCGTGCTGCAAGTCCGGCAATATCACCGTTCAGCGGAACGTGTCGAAGAACATCATTGTAACGGTCAAGCATGACTTTCACGTTACCATCGATTACTGCATAAGAACTGTCCTTGTTTAGAGTCGTCTTCTTGTAGTCGATGATTGACTTAGTTGCTTCTTCGGCAGTCTTGTTCTTAACATCTGCAACTGGTGGAGAGATGAATGCAACACAATCCTTTCTCTTATCACAGAGATCGACGAGAAGTCCGTCGAGAATTGCATTACCAGGTCCACCGAGGATGAGAGAAACATCAACTGTTTCTGGATCCTCAAACTGATCGTAACCATCGGTGTAAAGTGCTGCTCCATTTACTGCTGAAACTGATCCTGCACCACCAGAAAGTCCTGCGTAGAACGAAGCATCGAAACCAGTTCGAATGTTCACTGGATTTAATGGAGCAAGACTTGCGTATGTTGCAGTTAGACCAGCAGTGCTGCTGATACCATTAAAGTCTGCATTACCGTACACAAAGTCTGATTGATCATTGAGTACGTTCTTCCAGAAGATAGAGTTTCCGTTTCCATCTCTAGCGTCTCTAGACTTGGAAACACCTTCGAACTTCTCAAGAAGACTGCCCTTAACTCCGGTGAATAAACCATCTTCATCAATGATTGCAATGTTCATTGCGTCGTTTGTACCACCACGGTTTTCGACCGATGCGGTTGTGGTTGGTTCAGCAACAAAGTCCTTTGCGTACTTGTTGAAGATCTTAAGCGATGTGGAGTCCGAACCAGTTTGTCCATCGGAGATAGCAGCATTGAGTGGTGGGAAGATTTCAACGAAGGAAACATCACTACCACCATCAAGAGCAGCATCAGTAGCACCGGTCCAACCTGTACCACCGTAGATGACTGTAAATTCTTCTGCATCAGCAGCACCACTTACACCCTGAACTAAGTGTTCTCGTCTATCATTGAACTTAAGGATATCACCCTTATGCAATGTGATGGAACCAGAGAATCCACTATTAGATTTCAGTTGGACGAAGTTTGAGTTAATTCCAGCAGTGACTCCGTGGAGACCGCTAGTTGAACCATCTCCATCAAAAACATGGATTGCGACCGAGTTACCTCTTACGCCTGGGTACTTACCGATAATTTGTGCAGATGCGTTTAGACCACTTCCTTCATCAAACTCTCGACGGTTTGCAACCTGAGTTTGACCAGTGGTTTCGTTATCTGCGTTTAACCATGTGCTATCGACTGCACGAACGACTTGAAGGTTATTTCCATAACCTAAGAAGTTGGCAGCAGTGAACCAAAATTCGTAATTCTCCTCTTCTGGATCACCGAAGATCCGACGAAGAGTGTTCTCGCTATCAATTAAAATTCTTGTTTTGGCAGGGCCCCATGCGAATGGAGCAGCGAATCCAGCAGAAGTTGTTGAAACTGCTGGTACGATCTGCGAAAGATCTTTTTCTGTGACGTTAACGCCTGGACTTACTTGGAATCCCATTGTTTATTCTCCTTTAACGGCTGTTATGCTTAACGATAATATTTATGAAAATACTATTTTCGCACCATCACAAAAATTAATTCTATACCTCTTATGTAGGTATTACCAGTCTTCAGTCGAACGCCAGACATCACCCTGATCATCAACCTCGTAGTCTACGCCGTCACCAACATCAATAAAACCAAAAGGTAACATTTCATCCTCAATTTGTTTCATTTTATCTTCGAAGAGTTCTTTTCGGACATCGGTGTCCATCAGATCTTTCCAGTAATCCTGACTGGTTAACCATGCAAACATTACTAATGTCATTGCCAAATCATCGTTGTGTCCATCGTCTGCTTCGAAAGACTGCTTCTTTGCAACAAAAGAAGTCATCTCTGCTATGGTATTGAAATCTTCAACCAGTAATTGATCACCCTCAACAAGACTCTTGAGTGTAGCACATCCTACACGTTTAGTCACAGTAGTTTGCCGGATACCCATGATCGACTCACCTTGACCGAATCCACCACTTAGAACCTGACCCTTTCGGCCCTTGACAGTACACATGAGAATGTTATCATATTCAAGATCGGCATGTAGAATGTCTGCAACCTGCCCACCAATATCATTAACTTCTATAAACACATGTGCTGTATTGTACTTTTTACCAACGGCATTTACTACATTGGGATAAAGCATGGGTGCGATTGTATTGTTTCTGTAAGTCGCAACTACTGTATATGGCATCTGTGTTGTATCAAACACACTGAATGCACTAAAGTCATTTCCAAGACCTCTGGCAGTATCCACCGTCATCACATAGTGATGATCTTGTTTCGGTTCTTCATATACAAGAAGACCTTCTCCATCGTCGTATATTGGAGTTTTATATGCCATCGATTTTAGTTTCGCAGTCGATATCAACGTGTGGACAGAACCAATGAAGTCACATTCAAACTCAGTTGCAAACTGCTCTTGAGATGTGTTTGATATTGTCTGTTGTTTCCATTTTTCATCTCGTCCTGGCACGGCAGACCAGTGTACCTCTATAGGAACATATTCATTCCTACCATTCATTGCGTCAGTCCAGAACTTGTAAAACATGTTAAGTCCCTTGGGTGTCGATACCATGAGGACTTTAGTGGTTTTACCAGAGGAGATGGTTGGGTATACCGAACTAAAAAACTCACCTGCTACGTTCTCTGGGACGTATGCAAATTCGTCTAGGAAGATCATGTTGAACGATCCACCACGAACAGCACTGGAAGATGTTGCAGATGCGAGGATCTTCGAACCATTCTCTAGTTCGATTGATCCCTTGTTCCATTCGATGATACCTTGCTGCATCCACTTAGGTAGATACTCATATGCCAGTTTCAAACGAGACAACAGTTCGCGTGCAGTTGCGAGTTTGTTTGCCAGGATGGCCACAGAAACACTTTGGTTGAAGAGTGTGTAATGTAGCAGATAAGAAATCATTGTCGTTGATTTGCCTGTCTGTCGAGGCAGTTTAGCAATCACGAATCGATTGTTGTGAACTTTCTCGATTATCTCTTCTTGGAAATCCCACATTTCAAATGGAACAAGTCCCTCGTCGAGCGAGACAATCTTGATATAGTTCTTTATAAAGTATGCTGGATCAGAGGCACATTTTAAATATTCTTGTACCTGATCTTCGGTAAACTCTACAGGAACATCTGCTGCCTTGAGATTGTGGTTGCCAAGATATTTTTCACTCATGATCTATAAACTTTGTTGTACTCCGACTATCGTTGATCATGTCCAACAGTTCTTTAGTTGAACCAACATAAATCGAATTGTTTGTGGTGTTCTTCACGTTGTTAGTTGTCTTGTCTTTCTTGATATCACCCATTCGCTTATGGAGATCTACAAGATCTTTATTTGCTTCAGAGACAACCTTGATCATCTGTGCTGCAACTTCATATGCTCGGGGGGATTCACCCTCTGACGCAACAGCAAGGATGCCGTCTATGGCACCCGTGCCAGTATTGATCAGATCTTTTAGATTGTTTCTAACCAGTCTATAGTCAACATCCTCATCACCTTTCGGAAGATCCGTGGTAATTTCTGTTGGTTTTTGTGGAACTATGTCTTGGGTTTCGGCATCAGGATCGAAGTTTATGTTCAATGCTTCTGATATCTTTTCATCTGAATTGTCTTTACTCATGATTAATTACTCCATTCAAAATGTATTGCCCTCGGCGTCAATCGGTGGACCCGCAGTGTAACCAGTCGCACCTCTGACGTAGATATTAGTTTCTGCTGTATACCCTGACACAGTACCTGTTGCACCAGATAGTCCGACATCAACGCGGGAGAACGCACCTGTCGCTCCCTGAGAGGTTGCCCCTGTGGGTCCGTAGATCCAGTCGTTTAGTCCATCGTTGAAGAATACCGTCTTGGTTTGTCGGATAACGGAAGAGTTCTTCGTTGGACCGAAACAGAATGACTTAGCAGTGAAGTCAAAGTTTATCTGAATATTTCTTCTTGAATCAAAGTCACCTTCGTAATCTTCAACGATCGATACATTGTTGAGAATGATAGGGACATCTAGTTTATCATAAAGTGTCGTGAAGTTAATAGAGACTGTAAACTCTGGTGTGAAGTAAGGCAGAATCTGTTCCATGATCTGCAATCCATCGTCCATGTTTCGTGTGAATGCAGAGACAGCAAAGTTGAAGTTGTATGGAACTTCTGCAAATGCATAATCAAGAGTAGATCCGGCACCTGTTTGTGTTGATTGTCTGCTCTTTGATAGCGTGTTTCTCTTCCGTGTTGGATCGTATGACACATCAGTGATTTCAAATCCAATTCTGGGTAATGTGATTTCCGCCTTAGCAGAGTCACTCAACGAATTGAAGTTGTTCAATCGTGTGAGAAACTTTTCTTTTGGTCCGTATGACAAAGGAACCCGGATACGTTCTACTTCTGCACCTGAAGAATCACTCCGTGCAATAACGATGTCATTGAATAACGATCCGAACGCCACTACGGTTTTTCTTACGGAACTATTATAGAAATGTGTAAACATTAATAGTTACCCTCCGAGAACGGATCATTCTCTGTGAAGTCGAATATAGAATCAGAATCAATTTCAAACTCTATTGATTCATTGTCACCATCACTGCCTCCAGTAACACCTTGCGTAATGACTGTTGTCGTAGTTACCTGCGAGTCCAGTGAATAACTGGTCTCGGTTGTTCGTCCTATGACATTCTGTGAGTTGGAGAATGTTCCCGATATACCCACAATAGAAAGTAACTTCGTGGATAGTGTCCAGTCCGTAACCTTGGCAAGTGCCGTCTCTGATCCAACAGAACCCTGATAAACTTCTTCTCCGATACGGAAGTCCTGTCCTGCATTGAGAGTTCCCAGTGTGAGTTCAA